TTGTTTTCTGTAACCAAGTACAGGTAGTCACCTAACTGAAAATATGTACCTGCTGTAACAGCACCTGACGCGCCTGTAGCCGTTAATTGCTCTGCTCTAACAGCAGTTGTACCAGATGTAGTGCAAGTTGCCGAACTTGTATGCAAAGGATGCCCAAACGTGAACGTGCCAGAACGCCCTTTTAAGCCGACTATAAAAGCCTCAACAGATCGTGCCTCTGCGTAGCTTAAAGGCGGGAGAGACACCTCACACTGCCAAGAAGCGCCCCTGTGGTCGTATACCTGCTGGCTGTAGTTGAACGGCGATTCTGAAACCGCAACTGTTCTCTTTAGCCTCATGTTAATAGACTGTATGCCTACCGATGGGAATGATAATGGCATTTTATGCTCCTACTAATGCTTTGGAATAACCACCGCCACGTTGTCGGGCTTCTGCTACTGCGCCTTTAGCGGCATTGGCTATCTGTGGCATCAGTGTAGCAATTTCTGCCCTGACTGTCTGCTGTACGCCAGTTGTGACATTGATAGTCTGGTTGACAACGACATTACCGCCACCGCCTCCCATCTGATTGTTGGGGATAATGTTACCGCCAGCATTTGGTACAAATAACTCGGGACCACGCTCTCCAACCAAATAAGGTTTACTACCTTGTACGGGACCTCCTAGTGCTCTCTTAGGTGGAGCTTTGCCACCGCCTGCTCTGGCATCAGGAAACATATGGTCAAACAGGGGCTGAACAATCATGTATTGGACGTACATCTTGATCAGCGAATTGATAATACTTTTTGCCATATCTTTGATTGCATCTTTAAATGATTTTGCACCCGTTATCATATCGGTGAAGCCCTGTGTCATAGCGGCCACAGAGCCAGTTACTAAAGAGTTAAGGCTACTATCAAAGTCAAACGCTTGCTCTTTTATATTCCCAAACGCCTCGCCAACTTTATCTTTGAAGTCTAAAGCGCCACCGACCAACTTATCAAACCAGTTTCTTTCGCCTATCGTAGTAATTTCAGTTATTAGTGGTTGCACCGCTTCATCTGATACTGCAACAATAGCCTCTTTCACTTCAAGCAATTTGTTAATCGTTGAAGAAAAGTCAAAAGGCACAAAATCGCCACTAGATAACTTTTCCTGCAAAGCAAGAATCTGCTCCTCTATCTCGGTGGTATCAACCCTACCAAAACCTTTATCAGCCGCTTTTATATTTGCCAGCGATAATAAAAGCTTGTCTAAAGCCTTTTTGTCTTCAGCCATTTCTTCGGTAGGGAAAAAGCTTCTATAGATTCCTTGTATTTTATGCGCCATCTCGCCAAACGCATTCATCATTGACTCTATCGCTTCCAGAACAGAAACTAGGCCACCTACAATAGACTTAGCGATTACTGAGCCGATGTTATTTACATCACCGTCAGCCGCTTTAAGGCCTAAATCAACCAGCTGATCAGATATCACCTTAATTGCTGGGGCAAACGAGGCAACAGCTTGCCTACTAAATCCAGTCAGTAATGTCTTCAACCTACCGAAAGCGTCAACAGACTCTTCAACGCCTTTAACGGCTTTCTCGGACAAGACAAGCCCAAGCATTTCAGCGTCTTCAAACATTGCTTTAAGAGCGTCCGACCCCAGACCTAACGTGTTTACTAACGCCGCGCCTTCAGAGTCAAACAGCTTAAACGCCAAAGCTAATTTTTCTGACGGGTCTTCTATTTGTTCAAACGCATCGGCAAGCAAAAGCATTCTTTTATCAAGAGGTAGCTTCAGCAACTCTTTAGCGTCTAAACCTAAGCGCTTAATTGCGTTTTTTGCTTCACCTGTTCCTTTAGCCGCTTCGGCAGTTCGCCTAGTGAAACGCTGTAACGCCATATTCATGGTGCTAGTTTCAACGCCAGTTTGCTGTGCGGCAAATTGCAACTTCGCTAAAGCCCCCGCTGTTGTGCCAATTTTAGATGACGTTTTGCCTAACGAATCAATTGAATTAAGCGTGCTGATGGTAATGGCGGTGAAGGCGGCTGTGACTACCGCACCCATAGCCAAAGCGCCTTTTATGATTGAGCCTAACGCGCTTGATATTCCGCGACCTGCTGTAGCGAACGCAGAACTTAAAAGGGGGAAACGATTTTTAACCTTATCAACAGTCGCGCCAAGCTTTGCAAATCTCTTTTGCATCTTGCCGAACATGGCTTCTGTCTTATCTAAACCGCTGATTGCTATCTTGATAGGTTTAATCATTCTTCTCGCCAATTATTGTATGATATGCAACCCACTCGTTAAGGTGGGTAACAGGGGTTTGTTCTGCCTCCGCAATACTGAGGTGAAGGCGATCAGCCAAAGACAACAGGGTCATCCGTGATTGATCGCCCCTCAGTTTTTTTCGTGTGCCTCAACAGACTCAATATCAGCAAACATTTGATTGGCGATTTCACTAATAACATTAGTTTCCTCCCCCATCAAGTCCATTCGATCTTCAGCAGTCGGAAAAAGCTTAGTGCCGCTTTCATCTTCTGCCTTCATGCAGATCAAATCTACCATTGCGCCAATACTTGTATTGTTCAAAAAGTTTGGGTGCTTCTTCTGCAACTTATCTAAATCGTAGCAAGTAATGCTTTTGCAATACAATTTAAAATCGCCTGATTCGTCACCCCATTCAGGTACGGATACTTCCCGCGCCTCAACCTTTCTTCTGCCTCTTAACTCTTTAGCTAATCCCATGGTTTTTTCCTTTTAGTTACACTTGAGCTTCAGCTACCGCGCCACTGCACTGGATTGTAAAGCTTGCCTCAACCATACCATCAAAAGCACCGCTGATAGAGCGTGAAGTAACAATACCGCCACCGCTAAAGAAAGTCTCGCCACTGCCGTTTCCGGTGGGGTAGATTTCAAAATCAACACTTGCTCTTTCGTCTAAGATTAACTGTTGTGCATCAGCTTCATCCCAATAGCATTCGATTGTTACTGTGTTAGTTTTCAAGCCTTGAGCAAAAGTTCTAACGCTGTCGCCCATAGTTGAGTTTTCAATAGTGTCTGCTGAACCCTCAAAAGTGAATGACCGAACTTCGCCTACCGCGGCAACAGCAGTGCCTGAGACTTGTACTTTTACTATTCCAGATGCGCCTGTTTTAGTCGCCATGATATTTCCTCAAAAAAATAAAGTTAGTTTGTGCCACGCGTGTATTGATACACTACGCGGACTGTAATAATGACCCCGCCAATGGGATCAATAGAACCTTCGTCAACCTCTACGTTGATTACCTGAGTATCTAAAGCGTTATTGCCGCGATACCGATCAACATCTAAGGCCTCTTCTACAACCTCAATTATTTTATTTCGTGCGGTATCAATAACAGCGCCCTTAACATAACAAATCAGATCATAATTAATTGTTCCCATTCTTTGCGTAATAGAACCGCCAATGGAACTGTCCTCTCTGCTTTCTCCAGCACTGCGTACCAAGATTGCAGGGTATTGTGCGTTTGACAATTTACTAAAATCAAACGGCTCTCGCGTGACATAGCTAACATCACTGCTGGGGACTACATCCCGCAACGTATCTACTATGTTATCAGCTATCTTTTCGCGAACGCTCATTTTAAATGCCTAAAAAATACTTCTGCCAACTGGTTAGATTCACGTTTAGTAAAGCCAAAGAAGGGGCGCTTTTCACTTACCATTGCCGCTTTCTTAGCTTCTGCTCCGCGCATAAAATAGATTTCTGCATAACTGTTAGTTGATATTGCAGACATACTGCCTAGCATCTGACCAGTAAACTGTAGGTCAACTTTACTGCCTCGGCCTTTACTTGATCTGAACGCCGCATAAGCAGGGCTGTACTTAGGGAAAAACCCTTTCAGGCCTCTACCTTTTGCCGTTCTGTCTTCAATTATATTGATACCTTCAAGAGCCGTAATCAGCAGGGCTTTCTTCACGCTACCCTGAAGCTCTTTGCCTCGCTTTTTAACTTGCTTGGCAATATCCTGAATGTTGGTATCTATATTTATTTTCATCTGTCTAGCCATTGCCCGACAGGGGTGCGCTCTTCTTGAGTGACAGAGCCATCGCCATCAGCATCGTATTCTACGCCATCGGCTAAAATCGCTTCTAACTCTTCGCCGTAACGAGCTTTGTAGAAGTCAATCATGTTCCCGAATCTATCGCCTTCAGTCCAGTTAGTAAGCTGTGGCAATGCGTAGCGCCATAGGACTAGGTACGCTGATGCCATAGTAAACTGTGTAGATGTGAGCTTAGATATATCCATCTCGCCTGATAAGCCTTTTCTCGGCCACCACTTAATCCGCAGTTCGCGATCTATATCGGATTTGGCTTTAGGGTGTTCAAGAACAAATGACTCTATACCCAGACTAACTATGTCAGGGACTAGCTTCATTAAATCGGCATCGTTACTATACGCCATTGCTTATTAACCTCAAATAAAAGCCCCCTCCGAAGAAGGGGCGATTAGTCTTAAAGTACAGCGTCAGCAGTGATCTTCACACCGAAGCTATCATCCAACTCAGCAACACCATATACAGCAGTGGCGTTTAATTCCCAAGCGCGGAGTGACTCGTCACGCTGTGGGGCTAGGTTGAAGTCACGCTTTATAGCGATCATCAATGCTTCTGGAGCAAATACAGCCGCAACCGCATCACCAGCACTGTCAACAGAAATGTTGGCAGACTCGTAGATGTCGATACCAGCAATAGTTCCTACATAACCGTTACGCATTGCTTCGTTCTGCAAGTCGCCACTATTTGGGTTAGCAAAGGTGTTAGTTAGGTTGGCTTTCAGCTGATAAGCTTGGAAAGGATGTACTACTGCGGCCATAGAGCCAGTCACTTTATTAGCGCGCAAAGTAGCGGCGGCTTTAAAGAGATCAGCAACGGTAAGTTCCGCACCAGCGGCACCAAGTGCGCCAGAAAAACCGGCAAACAATGCAAGCAGGTCTTTGTCCATCTTAGTAGCAATAGCGTTACCAAGCAGAGTACCCATAGCAGTAGCAGGAGAGTCAGCACCGTAAGTCGCCATGTCAGTAAGCAATACCTGCGCGCCAACTTCACCGATAGTCACTTCAACTTTAGAAGTGGAAACGGTAGTAGACGAAAGGTCAGTGCCTTCAGCAATGTCAGCGGCAGTAATTGCAGGATACTTAGGCACCTGAATAGTTTTACCAGCTTGGTTCTGAATGTTGTACTGAGTAACAAGACCCATCATTAGGGATTGCTCTTCAGCGGTGAATCGAGCTTGTGCAATAATATTGACGAACAGGTCGTCAAGAGTTGTCGAAGTTGTAACAGCCATGATAAATACCTTAAAAAATTAGTTTGTGGTTAGTGGTCACTTTTTCTTCATAGCGGCAAACGCTTCTTTACCGCCTGTTTCCCAGTTAGCAACCATATCTGCCACAGATTGAGGCTTCTGTGTAGAGCCACCAGCGTTACCCTGCGATCCTGTCCCACCTTGAGACGCTTTGACCATGTGCGGGTTTACTGTCAAGAATTCAGTTACCATTTCATTGACTGATAACAAATCACCGCCGTCATTGTAACGTGGTGAACCATTATCGTCTAGCACCTCTACATTACCATTCTCTGACAATCTAGTGTTTGCTTTTAGTAACTGTGATACTTGATTCGGATTTACAGCGTTATGATTAGATGCCGCTCCCAGAATAGCCCCATCAACTAGGGTCTGCTGTAGCTTGGTCTTATAACTCTGTATTTCCAGTTCTTTCTTTTCGACTGTTTTCTTCAGGATGGCATCAAACTCTCCGCGCTCTTTCTGTCGCTCAAGTTCTGCGGCTTCTTTTTGTGCCAGCAATTCTCTTGCTTCATCAATGTCAACGCCTGAGATTCGCTTATCAAACTTTCGTTGCTCTCTAGCAACACGATCAGCAACAATGCGATCAAGCTCTTCCTGTGTAAACGTCTTGCCTTCCTGAGTTTCTACCGCCGCAGTTTCAGTCTCTGCTTCTGTTCCCATGATTTCATCGCTCATGTGACGTGCCTCTTAAAGAGTGTTGGTGAATTCCGATTGTAGCATAATTGATTACTTTTTAACCTTTTTCTTCTTTTTCTTAGGTCGGCCAGCTTTTGTTCCGTAAGTACCTTTGCCCATTGGCATAATTATTCTCCACTAAATACAGGTCTAAATCTATGGCCGCAGTTGTAGCCACCTCGTACAATAAACGGATCACCAGCGGCTTTACCCGCCCAGTCACCCGCCCAAAGTTCTTCAATCTTTTCGTTTGTCATTACTTCGCCTTCGTGGTCAACGCAGAAAGGTCTAGATGTTTCTACTAGGCGGCCAACGTATTTCCATTTGGTTGCGCCCGCCTCTCTACCGATAGCGACATTCACTGAAGCATCAAACTGCATTAACGAATCGTGCATTTGTTGATTAGCGTATTTTGCCAGACTACCGCCAGCCACTTCTTTTATCGTTTTAACACTCTCGGCAAAGGCTCTTCCAGTTAAAGTGTTCTGGTAGACCTCTTTTGAAATGACATCTATGTATTCGTTGCCTATATCCTGAAAGCCCTGAAACGTAAGGTTCTGTAATTGATTAATCACAACTGGACTCACTTTCGTGAACGCGCCATAGGTAGCAAGCATTTCAGACGCAGAAGCCGCAACTACAGGATACTCCCTTATAATTGCATCTACCGCGCTTATGTATTCCTCGTCAACCATCTTCTGTATTTCTACCCTAGATTGAACAGCCCATTCTAGGTCAAAAAGATCGCCGTCATTCAGCGGAGCGGTTGCCAAAAGACCTGTTATCCGGTCTTCTAAAATACTAAAGGCTTCAGCCAAACGCTTTTGGTGAATTACCGCCAGCCTTGCTAAATCTTCGCCATGATCAACGTCTTTCGCCATTACTCGGCCTCACCGTCACCTAAAGCAAATCTACCTACTGTTTCCTGAACCGCTTCAATCTCTGCGTGCGCTTTCGCAAGCTCTTCATCATCAAGCACCAAGTCGCTTATCTTTTTGTCTATCTCTTGGGTGAGCGTTTTAGACTTTACGCCAGAAGCTTTCATCTGCTGTAAGAACAGCAATTCTTTGTCATAATCTCTAAGGTCGAAAGCGTCAGGATAGAATATCTCTATGTCGTTAGTTACACCCTGCCATTCGCAAAACAGCTCCCACAACTGCTCTTCAGCAAGTTCCAGTAAATCGGCTTTTTCTGTAAGTTTGGCGTTTAACATCTGAAACTCAGTCTGCATAGCTACGCCACTCATAGTCATGGCTTCAGTGCCACGAACAGCGCCCATGTGACTCATACGGTTAATAGCTTGAATCTTGTCTTGAATAGATGCGCGTACAGCGTCAAGGTTCTGACCGCTCGGCTGTAACTGGAATGGCTTGAGGCTCGCATCCATATCGTCAGGCATGTTGATAATTGAGCCTGCTCCAGCACTAGCGTCAGTGCCAAACGATTTCACTAAGGTAGGGTGATTAGATATGCGGATTAACTGCTCAATCTCAGAAAGCTCTTGGTAGATAGCCCTTTGCATGTAGGACGCATCACTTATATCGCTGATACCGATAGCCCGCACCACTGAGCGGTTAGCGGGTAAAAACACCGCAGGGATTCTGCCTAGAACATTAACGTCTGTTTCAATCAGCTTGTCTAGGTCATTTGTAGACTTCCATAGCTCTACCCTATCTTTGTACCAGACTCGGTAATACGACTCTGTGGTGGTGTCGTCAACCCTAATAACAGACTCTCTGACTTTAAGGTAGCTGAGTTCAAATCGCCCACTTCTTGTGCGCTCGTATTCCCAATCTAATACATTTTCTGGGGTAAACATGGTTACATAGGGTCTGATTTCTTGCTCTAGCTCTTCGGCTTTAGTTCCCGCGTTTGACTTAGGCTTATCTAGCATGATCCACACATGGCCGTAAACGCTAGACCAAATTTGGCATTCGCGCATAAAAGCGTTGAAGCTTCTACCGTCTAAATCAGAGTCTTTTAAAAAAGGCTCAAGGGCTACGTTGTTCTGCAGGCTGTTGTACGCTCTAGTCGGAGGAACACGCCACAGGAAGCTACTGTAGATGTGAATGATATTTTTGCAGTGGTTGTCTAACGGAGTAAGATCAATACGCCGACCATAGTCTTCTTTAGTCTCGCTAATGTAGCGAGTCAAGTATTGGCCGTCCTGATAGGCTTTACCGCCCATGTATGACCTTACATAAAATTCCCATTTGGACTCGTTGCTGTCATATTCAGGGTGCGTTGTATCGGTATTCAATCTCATTAAGTCCACCTAGTAGGTTGCGGTCTATCATATTCTGTGCGAACAGGAAAAACGTATTCTACCAGATAACCAAGGGCATCGTTCATGTGATCAAAGCCGTCTTTATTTGGTACGCTTGTTCCTTCTTTGTATGTCTGTCGCTCCAGTGACTTTATTGTCTGCTTACATTTTGGGCTTACAAACAAATGCCGCTCGCCATCACTAGACAGCAAACGACTGTTCACAGCATTAATTCTGTCCCTGACCAACGCGTGTGAGTTCTTCGCCTTAACGCTAAATCCAGCGTTTTGTAAGATCGACAAATCTGTTCGACCACCAGCAGATGTTTTCCGCTGTCTAGATGCAGGGTCTGGATAAATGATTATGTTTCTTCGGGGATACCTATCAAGTATCTCGGCAACCATTTCATCAGTGTTTGATCCGTACATGACAATCTCGTCAACTGCATACAGCTTCTCGCCTTTACGTATGCAGATAACGGCTGACATGGGGTCAAGGTTAAAATCCATCCCTATGTGAAGTGTACCATTATCGTCAGGCATATCAAATACGCTGTGCTCTCGACTAAAGCCGTAATAAATAAGACCAGAGTAAGTAACAAATTCTGCACAGTATTCTTGATTGAACGTGCGTACATCAAGGTCTGATTTAGCCGCTACAATTTCAGATTCAGGGACATTACCGCCTTGCAGGGTTGTGTACTGAAAACTAGACCAATCGTCAGCCCCGTTAATTCCAGAAGCCCACAGGTCGTAGAAGTGATTTCTTCCCTTTGGTGTCCCAATAAATAATGCAGACCCTAAGCGGTCGGATAATGACGGTCTAATCACCTCGTACCATGCTTCAGGGCGCATATCTGCAAACTCGTCAAGAACAACAAAGTCTAAAGCTCTTCCGCGTAGGTTGTTTGGCTTCTCAGCCCCTTTAAGGCTTATAACTGAGCCATTTACTAGCCGAAGAGATAACGCGCTCTCGTTGGTTTTTGCTATGTATTCTTGAGGTATCGTAGTTATCAGCATAGCCCAAGCTATTTCTTTCGCAGAGCCGTAAGTTGGCGCTACATACCACACGTTCCTGTTCTTTCCTCCGGTGGCCGCCTTCAGTATCTCTCCAGTCGAAAGGAATGTTTTGCCGAACCGCCTTCCAGCAACGCAAACCCTGAAGCGGCTTTCGTTTAAAAATATTTCACTCTGAGGTAGCGTTAATTGCATTTCGGTCTACTATGATATTGATAGGCGGTATCTCTTTAGCTTCAGGCTCTTGTTCTTTCCATCCAGCCTGAGTCTTTAAGTAGAATATGTTAGCGGCCACGTTGCCCGCTTTAGCAAGCTGTACCAAATTCAGTCCCATCTTGGCGCACTGAGTTACCCTTCCTTTTTTATAAGCGTCAGAAACTTCGGGTTGCCTTGCCTCGATAGCTCTTAAAGTAGTTTCAGATATGCCAAAATAGTCTGCTATTTGCGCTTTAGTTAATACTGCCGCTAACGCTTCTAGCTGAATAATTTGATCGGTTCTTAAAACAACTTCAGGTCGGCCACCGCCATCCCCCTGATTGCCTTTCTTCATGATTTAAAAGCCTTTATCGCGTAAAAGATTAAACTGTTCCTATAACCGCCGTCATGCGTAGGGATAATAGGGGTAACCGCGTGCATATTCCTCCAAGCAGGGTAAAAAAGAAGGCTACCGCTAGGCATCTCAAAGCAAGCGTCATAGTCTGGAACATATAGTGATCCCCCGTTGCTATTGTGCCTTACGGTATAAATTGCGTTTAACGTCTCCTTAATGTTTGAGATGTCTTGGTGGAAAGGGGCAGATATGTTGTAGTTACTGATACTGCTAGTAAACAGATTTCCAAACCGCCACTCATCATCTACGCCCTCTAGCGCCTTCTTATGCGCTTCATACTGTTCTGGTAGAACGCCAGCCATAGCCTCTTCAATCTCGTTAGACGCTAAAAGCATGGCCTTAATGAACGTCTGCGCGGACTCTACAGCGTGAACGGCGCTTCTGTTGTGATAATCCCTTCTCATTAGTTTTCTTGCAGGTACGTTGCCTATAATGGTGCTGTATTGTACTGTCCCTGACTCGCAAGCTTCTTTATGAGTAAGGCCATGCTTCCATTTATTTTGCATAACGTCTGAACGCTTCAGGGGGGTTTTCGGGACTCTTTTTGATAGGAACTCTGCGTTAGCTACAGCCATATATTTAGCAAGCTTAGGGAACAGCTCAGAAGCATCTGAGAAATAAGCGCCAATCACCTCATCACCCTCTTTTAGATAACAAGACTCTGTTATTGTAGGCTCAATATATTCGCAATCTACGCCTTTTTTCCTACTATGTTCTATTTTTATTAATTCGATAGTTTGCATATCATGCCTTTTATTATATTTAGCGCTTCTTGACTGTCTTTTACTTCTAAGTCGGCCTGTATGTTTCCCACTCTAGTTTGTATTGCCTTTAAGTGGCGCTCGCTTTGCGATGATTGCCTTTGCTCTCTGCCTTTAGCGCCGTCATCAACAATTTTAATGATATACGGCTTGCAGGTTTCTATGAAGGTTTTATTGGTGAACCTATCTCCTTCGCAGATTCCAATCATTTTGTGTTTCTCCCTTACTTTCTCCCAGTTCTCGCAATCGCGCATAACAGCCATAGAGAGTTTGTCGCTACCTTCAAAAACACTACCGTCATAAACGCCTAAAACCGATATGCGCTTATCTGTAACGAACTTTATCATTCCCACTTTAGCGGGGGTTTTTAGCTTGTTAGACTGTATTATCTGTTTCATAACCCAAGTCTTTCCAGCACCGCACGCGCCTATCAGCAAAATATTCATGCCTTAGAGAACCTGTTGCTAAAGCAATCCCAGTCAATATCCATCATTATCACCTCTCCGTAGTTTCTATAGTGGTTTTGCTTTTCTGGTTTTAACCCGCAGTCTTCGGGGTTGTCTTCTATCCTCAAGTATGAAGGCAAGCACGCTTTCCTGCATTCCCAGAATATCGTTAATTTTTGATTCCAGTCTTTCTCAGCTTTAACTATCCTATCTCTAAACATATCATTGTATACGTTCGGGTATCTTCTGTTTGGCCTGTGCCACCCCTTATAGCAACACAGCGTAGTTTCAAGCGTAAAATACGAAACGTCTTTATGGTCTATGCGCGCTTTAGCTTCTTCAAGAAGAGACTTCGCCTCATGCTTCAGCCACGATAACGTATTAGGCTGATATTTAAAGTTCTGCTTCTTCCAGTCTAAATCATCTCTACCTAGTACTTTACACAACCCGTTCCGGTGCGATTTGCTACCAGATATATCGTCAATAAACAGACTGTTACAGTCAAGGTTTACACCCGCTATACGAAGGTACTCAAGGTACGAGAACGTAGATAGGCGGCCAAACGTATAAAACCCGCTTTTAACTGCATCCCATACCCTTTCAAAGTTCGCGTACTTGTCGCCAGTGTTAGCCAGAGAATCGAAAAACTCTACCTGACTAGAGCCTTTCAATAACCCTCTGTAGTTTTCAACGCAATCTTCAAAGACGTTTTTATGATACCTCCTGTCAGTGTCCCACCCGATGCGCTTATAATTGCCCCTGAACCATTTTCTAAGCTCAGTCATATCAAGGTCTTGCAGAGAAGGGAACTCCTTAAAGATCATGTATGTTGTAATTACGTTTTGAGAACAGCCGTTTATATAAGCAAACCAAAGTTTCTGCTCTTGAGTCATTTTTAGGCGATCAAATATATATTCAAATGCATAATATACACCCCCCGCATGGGCGTTATACTTCAAATGAAACTCATAGAACCTTAAAAAAACCTCTCTACGGTACTCTGGAAGCCTAAAATCCATGCCAGAAGTTAGCTCTTTCACCTCTTTTTTATGGTGAATTTCGCAGTA